CCAATGCTGCTCAAGCCGAACTTAACGCCCAGATCGCCCGCGAACGTCAGATAGAGGAGGTGCGTCAGCGCGATTCGGCTCTCAATTGGGTTAACATCGGCATTTCGACCGGCAAGTTTTCGGAGAGCCTTGGGACCAGCGTTCACAGGACATACGAAGAGTGCATCGCGCACTCAGTCAGGGAGGCCAATGAGTGCTTTCCGATAGCAGCGCTGCCCGGGTCCTATTGGGCGGCGAGTGAGGACGCGCCATGACCCGCGATAGGGATGGCGCGCGGGTGGCCCGTGGCTAGTCGAGCACTCCCCTTCTGGCCCCGGATGCTGACCAGGCAGAACGCCGCGGCCTATGTTGACTTGTCGCGGGCGCAGGGTGCCAATGTCTAACCCCGCCGCCCTTCTTACCGAAGCCGAGGCCGCCGAGCGCCTGCGGGTGTGCGAGCGCACGCTTCGGAAGGAGCGCCAGGCCGGACGCCTCCCCTACATCCTGATCGGGCGGTGTGTTAGATATACCCCCGCCGATCTCGAATCCTATGTCGAAAAGGCCCGCTTATGCCTGTCCGAAAGCGTGAAGGCTCCCCGTTCTACCAGTACTCATTCTCCGTCAGGGGTTGTCGATTTCGTGGCAGCACGGGCCACACGGATAAATCGAAGGCCAAAGAGGTAGAGCGTGACCAGTATCAGCTCGCCAAAAAGAACCTCACGCCCCTCCAGGACTGGGATCTCCAGACCGTGCTGAGCACCTATTGGACCGGGCACGCCAAGGGCACGGACAGCGCCAACGATATCGAGGCGGCGTTCGCGAACCTCCAGCGCATCGTCGGCAAGCGCAAGAGAACGTCGGAGCTGACCAGCGGCGACCTGATGGACTATCGGGCGAAGCGCCGCGGCGAGCAACGCTTCAGGAAGGACGGAGAGGCGGTCAAGCGCGGCCCCCCGAAGGCGTACAGCATCAACCGGGAGTTCGCCTACCTATACGCCGCCTACAATCACTGTCGCCGGCATCACCGCCAGCCCATGCCCGATATCGACTGGAAGCATCTGAAGGCGAAGGAGCCGACCTGGCGCCGCCGCTTCCTCGCTCGAGAAAACGAGGCGCCGGCCTTCCTCGCCGCGCTTCCGGGCGGCGCGCGCGAAATCGTCATCTGCGCGATCGTCACCGGCCTGCGGCAAAGCAACGTCATTCGGCTCGACTGGAGTCAGGTGAACCTCGCCGAAAGGATCATCGCCGTCACCGCCAAGGGGAAGAAGGAGCACATCGTCTCCATCCCACCGGCGCTCATGGCGATCCTTTCGACCAAGCAGAAGCGTAAGGGGCGCGTATTCGACGCGACGAACTTCCGGCGCAAGTGGGAGGCGGCGGTCAAGGCGGCGGGGCTGGAGAACTTCCGCTTCCACGATCTGCGCCACACGTTCGCGTCATGGGCGCGCAAGGCTGGGGCCGATTTGCCGACGCTGAAAGAGGCGCTGAACCACTCCGACATCAGCATGACGATGCGCTATGCGAACGTCTCGCCGGATGAAGTCAGAACCACCTTCGATCAGGTTTCCGCGACGCTCATCGGCACAATTCAGGGCACAATGACCGAAAAAGTGGCGGAAAACCGGGAAAAGTGATATGATTAGGAATCAGTTGCTCTATCCTGCTGAGCTACGGGGCCGCCTTGGATTTCCGCCGTTTATCGGCGTCCGCCCCTCCCGTCCAGCGGAACAGAACGGAGCCATCGGGCACAGCGGGGCACACCGCGGGCACAATTTTGGGCACAGTGGAGGAAGCTGAGCATGGCTGAAGCATTTCCGTTGGCATGGCCCGCAGGCTGGCCCCGGGCCAAGCGAAAGACCCGTGCTGCATTCAACATGTCTTTCGCCAACGCGCGAGATGAATTGCTCAATCAGCTTCGGCTTATGGGCGCTCGCTATCCCGTGCTCAGCTCCAACGTTCCGCTCCGGCGCGACGGCCTCCCCTACGCCAACCAGCCTGAGCCCCATGACCCGGGAATCGCCGTCTACTTTATGTGGCAGGGCAAACAGATGACCTTCGCTTGCGACCGCTGGGATCGGGTCCGCGACAATGTGCGAGCGATCGGCAAGACGATAGAGGCGCTTAGGGGCGTAGAGCGGTGGGGCGCATCGGATATGATGGAGCGCGCCTTCTCGGCGTTCGAAGCCCTTCCTGCGCCAGACCAAGTGGTTACGCTCTCATGCTGGCAGATTCTCGACCTGGAGCCAGGCGCATCCGAGCTCGACGTTGAGCGAGCCTACCGCGCGAAGGCTAAATCGGCCCATCCCGACGCGGGCGGCTCGCGCGAGGAATGGGACCAACTCCGCGCCGCCTATGATCAGGCGAAAACGGCCGCCGCCGCATGACCCTGCAAATTAATCGCATGTTCCACCCGAATGGCGGTTTCCTGCGGTGTCCGTCTTTGTTCCGGGGAAAACTATGGCAGCTCCCCCTATCGGAGAGGGAGAGGAAGTGAAAACCGTGAAGGAGGATGAGGATGGCTGACGTTAGCACTGGATATGGGGCTGGAGTGTCGCCCGAGTGGCGCACCGATGATCTTCGTCGCAGAAGAACTCGTCTCGGGGTGTGACGCACCCGGCGAGCAGCGCGGCGAGGATCACGAGGCAAAGCAGCGAGACGACGAGGGCGAGCTTCTTCATGGCGCTTCTCCGGTTTCGTGCTCGTGCGGGTTGGCGGCGATCCAGGCTTTCGCCTCGGCATCGCTCATCGCCGTGCCGCAGCGGCGACAGGCGCGGAACCATGTCGGCGGTCCCGAGCCGAGATTGCCGTTGGTGGGAGCGTGGGGCATCAGCAGATCGCGACGCACGTTGAGTGCGGCGGGTTGGCGGCTGTCTCCCAGCGCTGCGCTGGACGCGGCGAAAGAAGCTGAGGCGTCACCTTCGTGAATACCGCCTGCAGATGCTCGCGGATCGACTGCCATTCCTCGGCGGAGGGCGGGTTCTCCGGCTGGAGCTCGGCCCGGCCCTGAAGCCAATAGCAGAACTGTTCTGGGGTCATGATCTTTCCTACTCCTGTTTGCGCTCGAATCAGCATCAGCCGTCCAGCCGGTTGGCCGTGTCCTCGGCCTTCTTGCTCACCCGAGCTGCCAGGGCCGCACGGATGGCCTGCATCTCCGCCTGGGTGCGCGTATCGGGCGCATGGGGCGAAAGGCCGTCGATGATGCCGACAAGCTGCTCCCCGACCGAGATGATGGCGCTGGCGCCCTGCATGCCGGGGATGATCGCGGTGGCGGTGCGGGCGGCTTTCAGAACGTCGCCGATGAGGTTTCCGATATCCATGTCATTCGCTCCCGGCTTGCTCGCCGTCATCGCGCTCCTCTGGGCCGACGCTCAGAGTCATGATGTCCGCGCTGTGGTAGAAAGGAATGTGAAGCACGTTCGGGCGGTCCATGCCGCGTCCAGAGACGACGTGATTTTCCTCACGGTCGCCCTGCTTGTAGCTGATCGGGCACTTGTAATTGCCGTTCACGCTGATGCTGATGCTGATGGTCATTTCATTTCTCCTTGCGCGGGGTTGTTTGGTGGCTCGGGAGTCAGCTTTCGCTCCCAAGGGCTGTGCGGATCTCGCTGACGCCGGCCAGCGCCTCGTTCAGGGCCGAGCCGTATTCGGTTGCCGATCCCGCCGCGGCGAAGCGCTCAGCCGCGGCGAGCGAGCGGTTGACCTTGCGGATGGCGGTGGCGATCGATCGGGCGCGCGGGGTGCCGGGGACGATGATGCCACGGTCGGTCAGAAGGTTGATCGCGTCGAGCGCCACGTCGAAGGTCTTCCACGCGGTTTCGAGCGCGCGATCATCGATCGTGGTGCGGGCGAGCGGAGCCGGGGCGGACCCGACACCGGCGAGGGCGCCGAGCATGGGTCCGCAGCCGGACAGCGCCAGCGCCAGCATGGGCGCGAGGATCAGGTGCTTCATCGTGCGTCTCCTTCAGAGGGAGCCGTTGCCGGTGCCGGCGGAGTTGCCGGCGGGGCGTTGGCGAGACTGTTGCCGAAATTCTCGATCTGGCGGCCTGTCGCGAGGGCAATCAGGGCGGCGATGCAGTCGCCCAGCTTGAGAGCGCTCGCCGTCGCGATCGTGACCAGCACGTTCTCCGCCCAGTTCGGGAGGGAGAAGCCGGGGCGCGATGTCACGAACAGGCCGATGACGATTGCGGAGGTGATCGTGATCAACCCCCCGGCGATCACCGTCAGGACAATCAGCTCGTCCCTGCGGCCGCTCACGCGACCAGCGCCTTCATCGCCTGCAACCGCGCCTTGCGATCATCGAGGCCGTTGGTGCCGCCGTTGATCCGCCGCGTGATCGCGTCCACGTCGTCGGCGTCGGCGAGCGCGTTCAGGCCCTTCACCGTCCAGTAGGTGCAGGCCGTCATCATGCCGATCGAGGGCAGCGCCGCGATCTCGGGATGCGCTTCGAAGTCGATGCCGAGCCGGCGGCCGTATTCCCGGTAGTTCGCCCGCCCGGTGAGCTGGATCGGGCCGCGACCCTTGTAGCGTCGCCCATCGCCGGGCTGGACGTTGCCGAGATCCGCCCGGCCCTCATAAGCCTGTCCGCTGGCGATCTCCTCCATGTAGCGGAAGCCGCCGCTTTCATGGCCGAGCTGCGCGAAGAAATGGGCGAAGCGGAGCGGGTTGGCGTCGATCCCGGCGGCGGGGATATGGACGACGGCGCCAAGCGCGAGCTCAGCCGCGCGCTCGGGGGCGGCGCCAAGCTTGCGGAACAGCGCGCCGTAGGAGCCCCGCCCGAATATGCCGTCTGCTGCCACGCCCAGGCGGGCCTGGAGGCTCTTTGCGACTTCGGGACTCATAGTTGCACCTTTCCGGTAAGGACGGCCCACGCTGTGATCGCAGCACCGACCAGCCAGCCGATGGCGGGCGATTTCAGCACGAGATGGACCAAGCCGCTCGCGCCCTCCCGGCGGTTCTTCTCTCCCTCCAGCGCGGCAACGCGGATCGAGAGGGCGTCGAGCTTGGCCGCATTGTTGTTGCTGTTGTGGATCAGCTCCCGAAGCTGGCCTCGGATTTCACCGAGGATCAGCAGCGTGTCGTCCGGCTGACGCGGCGACATCACCGCATCTCCGGGAGAGGAAAAGGGGGCGAGGCAAACATTAGCTGTTCGTCACGTAGCAGGGCGACCAGTCGGTCCCGGAGACGTGCGCGGAGCCCGTCGTCAGGCGATACCAGCCGAGCAGGATCTTGCCGGCCGAGACGGTGCCGCCGGTGTTCCGGACGAACGCGCCCTGAGTGTAAGTGCCGGTCGCCGGCATGGCCGCCGCCGCGGTCGTGTACGACCCTGCGGCGGACGAGATGTAGACCCCCTGAGGCGTCTCGAACGAGAAGGACACGCGGGTCGCGGTGGCGTTGCCGTAGAATTTGTAGGGGCTGCTGTTCGCCCCGCCGTTGAAGTTCAGGAACAGGGCGTTGTTCGCGTCGAGGTTCATCGCCCAGGAAGCGGTGCCGACCGCGCTTCGGCCGAAGGTGGCGATCTGCCCGTTCGTCTCGGGATCGCCGCCGAGGACGAACGTGAACAGGTCGCCCGCGCTGTTGCTGACGTAGCTCCCGATGGCGGTGGCGGTATAGCGATAGTTGTTGACCGACATCCGGGCGCCGCTAGCGACGCGTGCGGCGTGGGTTCCGCCGATCGCGTTCGCCCCCGCGGAAAGCCAGGAGGGCCCGCCGATCTGCTCGGAATAGCAGGAAGCGAAGGTGGTCGTGCAGTTCGCGTCGTCGCTGTAATAGGGACCGCCCACCGTCCAGGCCTGGCCGGTGACCCAGGTCGGGCAGTCCGCAGTCGCGGCGCCCGCCTCGACAAAGCGCCAGATGGCGGAATTGGTGCCCGGCGTAGTGGTCGAGGCCGCGGTCGCCTGGCCGGGCACGACGCTGTAGCGGTTGCCGCCGTAGGAGCAGAAATTGCCCCAGGCGTTCGGCGCATAGGAAGGGCCGGCGCCCTTGATGCCGTTGCTGTCGGCGTGGACGCCGACGATATAGTTGCCGAGGAACGAGCTGTCGTGGATGCCCCAGGTGCCGTTGAAGCTGGTATTGACGCGCCTGATGTTGCCGGCATTGGCGTCGGCGCCATCCACGAAAATCCCGCACTGGCCGTTGCGGGTGTAATTCCCGCCCTCGATGTAGAACAGGTTGGCGTTGCCCTCTGCCGCGCCGCCGCCGCCCGCCGAGGCGGTGACGTTGCAGCCGTGGCGGATGAAGCCCGTCGCCGAGCAGTTGATCAGCGAGGTCTGGCAGCGCAGCCGCCAGCCGTCCGCCGTCGTGCTCGCCCCCGCGCCGCGGGTGCTGGCTAGGATGTTCCAGAAGACGCTCCCGATCGCGGAAACGCCGGACGCGCGCGTCGTCTCCTCCTCGGTGTTGGCGTAATGAGTGCGAAAGCCGGTCTTGCCGGGCGCGAACGCGAAATTGACCGGGTTGCCGCCGTTCTGCGCGCCGAGGCCGTCGCCGATCCAGTGGACGGTGCCGAAGTCGAAATCGAACGTGTCGCTCGAATAATAGCCGGACGACCAGGGAATGCGCAGCCTGGGGAGCGTCCTGTAAAAGGCCGCGAAGCCGTCGTCGTCGCGCCCCCACACGCTATGGGAGCGGTAGGCGAGGAAGGCCGGATAATCGTCGCTCCCGGTCCCCGTCGCCGGGTCGTAATCGCCATAGGCGCCGAACTGGAGGAAGTTGAGGTTGACCGGATCGGGATACCAGCGCGCCCCGTCCACCGAGGTCGCCCACCATGCGTTCTCACCAGCACCGACCGCAGGAAGCGTTGCCATCGGAACCGCCCAGCGGAAATAGGTCGCTGCGCCCTTGCCAACGGTCCGGTAGCCGTCCGTGGTCAGCCGGTTGATGTAGGCTGGAATGGTGGTCGTCGCGATGTGCGAGAACAGGCCAACAGGCGCCGCCAGCTCCGCGAGAACGGTGTAGGGGTCCACGTCCTCGCCAAGGCTCGCTCCGTCCTCGTCGGTGAGGACGTAGCGATAGGACACCGCTGGATCGAGGTAGATCGAGGGGAAGCGCCCCGCCCCGTTCGCCACGACCGGGTTCGCGTGCTCGGTGGTCAGGGCCGAGCTCGTGTAGATCGGCGCCGGAGTCGTGGTGCCGCTCACGTAGAAGGTCAGTTGCGCGCCGGGCACCACATAGCCGTTCGAATTGAAGGCGCGGTTGCCCAGGAGCGAGAAGAGCTGGCTCATCGTGCCTCCGAAGGTTCTTTATGTGCGGGGGGATTTGGGATAATCGGGGCCAGTGAAGGTCTGGCAGGTTCTGCTAATCGCAGTGCTGATCTATTGGATTATGCCGACGCGGTTCTGGCGGATCGTGGGCCTAGCGGCGTGGATTTTGTTCTTCACGATTGTTGCCCCCGGCGGGACCTGAGGCCGCCGCGCGAGTTGAGACGTTCGCGGCATTATCATTCATGGCGCTCAACAATGCCCGCTGCAGTCCAAGCGCATCCTGCGCCACCGCGGGATCTCTGGCGGCTACGGTCGTCAGCCTGGCGATATGCGATCGAACGGCCGCAGACGTGGAGACGGTCGGCGCCGCCGCGAGCCACCGGGTCATGTCCGGCGACATCAATGTCCGCGCCGACCAGTTTCGCATGAGCATCCCGGCGGAACTCACCGCAGCGCCGATGGCGAGACCGGCCCCGCCTGTCGCCGCCATCCCTGTTCCGCTGAGCAACCCCACAGCGGCTCCAGGGATGCCGCCCCCGAAAAAGTCGCGCATGGCCGCTCGGAAATTAATCACTCGCCCCGAGCCGGTGTTGTTCAAGAGTGCGCGGGTATCGATCAATTCACGGGACAGCCGGTTGAGATTGGAGATCGACCTAGCGCCCTCAGGGCCGAACATGATCTCTCGGGATCTCGGAGGGATGGACCGCGCCCACGCGATGAACTGAGCCGGCGAAAAGGCCTCGTCCGGCGCCCTTCGCCCAGCGGCGCTGGCCACCGTGGCCGCCGTGTCCAATCGCTCCTGAGGGTCCAACATCGACCAGAGGCGGCGGAGGCGTGGCGCATCGGCACGCCCCATCGCCTGCACGCGGTTCAGAACATCCCCGCCGCTGATCCGGTTGTCGTCGGGGCCGATCAGTCGCTCGATCACTTGCCGGCGATTCTCGGCCCGCGCCCTCCACATGCGGTCAGCCCTGCTGTAGAGCCGCAAAGCCTCGGGAGCCGCAGCGCCTAGATCGCGAGCGATGTCCGCATTGGCCGCCGTAATGGCCTCGTTGACGATCCTTTCTGCGGGCGTGTGGCTCAGGGTGCGGCGGTTGATCTCGCCGCTCAGGCTGGTCCGGATATCCCGGATGTCGGCGATTGACTTCGGGATCACATTGCCCGCGTCATCGACAAAGTCGCTGCGAACCGTCCTCAGATAGTCGATCATGCTCGCGTTGTTGCGAGGGTTGCGCTCGAGGCGGGCGATATTCTCATCCAGCACCCGAACGGCCTCAGAAGCGTGAATGCCGGGACTTCCGGCTGCGGCTTCCGCTGCGGCGGCTCGGTCATACACCCGCCCGGCCGCAGTCCCGCTTCGCGTGTGTGCCCGGTCAACGGCGCCCTGAATGCGCTGGCCCATTACACCGCGCTCGGCTGCATTCCCGCCGGGGACGAGCTGACTTGCCCGCTCCTCGATGCCGCGTGCGGTCGCGCTGAGGCTTTCGCGAACGGGCCCCGTGGAGCCGACCTGCGCCTCCAGGTTCCCCATGCGAGGACGCAGCGCAGGCTCGGCAATCGGGGAGCTGATCGTTATGCCTTCTTCCTGGGCGGCCTGCGCCACCTCGCGGCCTTGCGCTGTCACGGTCGGGCGCCCTTGCCCTCTTACGGCCCTTACTCCCGCCCCGACGCCTCGAATGGCAACGGGCGCCACTGCGCCAATCGTCGCGCCCAAAAGGGCGTTCGGCGCGCGCTCAAGTACATCGCCCTCGCCTGAGCCAAACCCGTAGGCTCCACCGACTCCTGCGCCGAATGCCGACATGCTCCGAAGCGAGTTTGCGCGGCCCAGCGGCATGGCGAACCCGCCAAGGATTTGGCCCCCGAGGCGGGCAGCGAAGTGGTTCTCGTTATCATAGGCGTTGATGGCGCGCTCTCTGGCAACATTATCCGCATAGGAGCCTTGGCCGAGGGCCGACTGCGTACCCGCAGTAATCTCATCAAGGGTGCCTACGGTGCCTACGTCGGCAATGCCGCGCTCGAAGGCAGAGGTGGAGTCGCGCCCGGCGACGAGATTTCCCGCATTGTGAATGATCGAAGTAACCGGGCTTGCGTTCGCGATGGCATCACTGAGCATCGCGGCGCGCGGGTCGGCGTTGGGGCCGCGGCCTTCCACTGCTGGCTGATACGGAAGCGCCTGGCCGGTCTGAGGATCATAGCCCTCACCGACAGGGCCGAGATCGATCACGTTGGGATCGTAGGGGCGTTCCGGGTTGGTCGGGTCGTAGGGTGCAACTTGGCCTCGGGCGAGACCGCCCTGCGCGGGGCCGCCGGGAAGGCGCCTGTCTTCCGGCGCTGGCAGACCAAGCTGTGCGGCATTGATGCGGCGCTGATCCGCGACGATCGCGCGGAGGCTGGCGATCTTCTGCTCAATCGTAACGTCGCTGTCGCCGGGCTGCGGCAACATGGGGCCGAACCGGGCGCGAAGCTCGGCCAAGCTGTTCATTTCGCCGCCGGTCATCCCCTGCATCGTGGCAAGGTCGCCGATCAGGCTGTCGGCCGCGCTCGAAAACTGCTCGTTCTCGGGACGAAGCACGTTGGGCAAAATGCGCCCGGCAAGATTGACGCCGCCGCCCACGCCGAGAATTGCCCCGCGGTCACCCTCAAAATGCTGGCGGTAAAGAGCCTCGATCTCGTTGATTCTCCGCTCAAGCCCCGGGAGGGCGTCGTTGCGTGCCCTAATCTGCGCATATTGCTGCGCAGTGAGCCCCCCGCGTTCTGCCTCTGCGGCTTGCGGGGTGCCGGGGATGACACGCGCCACACCGTCCTCTCCGAGTTGATACCCGGGGGGGATTTCACGCCGAGGCGGAGCGTTCGGATCAGCTGGGCCGCCGGGAACCGGCTCGAAGCCGCGCTCCGTAGGCCTGTATCCAGCGGGCGGCTCGCGCGGCGGCCCCTCGATAACAGGGGGCAAGCCCGGCTGAGCCTGTCCAGGCGCGCTATACCGTTCCCAAGGCCGTCCCTGCACTAGCGCCTCCCGGTTTCAAATTCGCGCATTGCAGCGCCAAGTCGGCTGATGTCGTTCGGAGAAAGGCGCTGGCCCGGATGGATGCCGAGGCGCCGCGAAACATGCGCGATGTAGTTGTTGACCTGCTCGTCGGTGTTGTCCCCACCGCGGCTTTGACGTGGAGCGTAGGTCTCGATCACGTTGGAAATCGTGTCGAGACCTCGGCCGAAATAGCGGCGAAGCTGGCGCTCCTGTGCGCGGACGCCATCGCCGACCGAGGCGAAGCGCTGGAACTCCATCCGCCCCGGCACCCGAAGCGCGCCCGGGTTGTTGTTCCGGTCGATCGTCAGGCCACTATTGCCCCGCCGGAAACGTACGCGAGCCGTTCGGGCTCGCACCTCCCTGCACAGGCTCCCAGTTGGCCGGATCGGCTGGATCTCCGCCACGGAAGCGATGACCGTCCTCAACCGTGCCAACTGCAGGCGGAGCGACCACTTGGCTCTGCGCGGGAGGCGGTGTGCCGGGAGGGGTGCCGTAGCTCGGATCGAGAATGAGGCGACCGCCCGGCGGCACGGGAACGTAGCGCGGGCGCTGTGGCGCTCCCCGACCGATTACCTGATTGCCCCGATAGCGAACGTCGCCCGCGCCTAGCGTATATTCCTCCTGCGGGCGCAGCGCTTCCGCGCCGGCCACGAAATGCTCAACGAACCTCGGGTCGAACGTCTGCGGCACCTCTGGCGGGACGGCGATGCCGTACTGGCGCGCCATGCCCAGCACCTGTTGCCAGCTCGCGTCGTCGGTCGGGTTGACCTGACGAATGATGTTCGCCGCCGCTATGGCGTCCGCCCGCTGCTGTGCTGAGACGGCTTGGCGCTGCTGCCTCTGCTGCGCGTCGAACTGCATGGCGCCTTCGATATCGCCGGCACCGGCATAGGCCGCCCGGGCCCGCGCCGGATCGATCGCGCCGGTTGCCGGGTCATAGGCCTTGGCGAGCGCGTTCCTCTGCCCCCGCTGAGTCTGGTACTGCTCCTCCTGGAGCGCCACCTGACGCGCGCGCAGGGCGTTCTGCTGTCCCTGCTGCATCCCGTCGCGGAACTGCTGCCCGACATCGACCGGGGCTCCAAAAAGGGACCAGTTCACTGGCATCAGCGCACCGCCGTTCTATAGGTTGTTGCGGGATTCGCCTCGGCATAGTCCTTGCCGACGAAATGGCCGGTCGCGGCGTCGCGATAGGTGTAGCCAGTGCCTTCCGCTTCCTCGATCAGCGCCTTGATCGCGGCTACGTTGGCGGACATGCCGGGCTTGCCCTCGCGGGCCGCCAGCTTGCGCCGCAGTTCCTCGAGCGGGGCTACCATTTCTTGTAGCTCGAGGCGAAGTTGCCGAGGGCGCTCGCGACTCCGCCGTACATCTGTTGGCTCGCCTGCCCCCGAAGCAAGGCGGCGTTCGAGACGGCATCAGCAGCATTCTGGTTGTTCTGGGTGGTCATGCCGACCATGTTCTGGCCGACACCGGAGAGGGCCGAGGCGGCGCCCATGCCAAGGTTCTGCTGACCCTGGAGCAGGTTCATGTAGTTGCCGAGCTCGTTGGACGCCATATCCTGGCCGAAGTTGGTAATCCCCTTCATCGCCGCGCCGGATTCGAGCATCCCCCGGGCGGCATATCCCTGATTCAGCGCGCGCAGGCCCTCAGTGAGCCGGAACTGGTAATTCGTCCCGCCGCGGAACTGGTCGAAGGCGCTTTGCCCCGTACCAAAGGCGCTCGGCATCGTGCTTATGTAAGGCGGCGGCGCGCCAGTTTGCCCCGGTTGGCCGAAGCTGTCCGGCATGTCCCGCCACGATCCCGCATCCGAGACAGCGTGCATCGGAGAGTAAATCGCGCCGCCCTCCATATATGGGGTCGCGGGAGGGGGCAGAGTCGGGGCCGTGGTGCCGTAGAGCAGCCCGTCGAGCGCGGAGCCGGCGCGCTGGCCGCTCTGCATGAACGGGTTCATGTTGGCCGTGTTGCGGTCGTACACCTCACGAGTGAGGGCGTTGTTCTGGCCGGCGACCTGGGTCTGCGCGTTCGCGGCGGTGTTCGCGGCCTTGTTGGCGCTCTTGTTGCTCAGTATGGCGCCGCCAACCGAAGCCGCGGCGCCGATCCCGGCTGCGATAAGTGCTGGCGGCATATTCTAGTCTCCGACAAAAAGCTCGTTGGGGCCGTGCTGGGTGGTGAGCATGCCCGCGCTCCTGAAGCCTACGAGGCGGGCGAACATGCGGACGTGACGGCTTTCGACTGGAATCAGCGCCCAGAATGAGCGCGCCCCGTATTCCGAGCGCATCGTGCCCAGCATCCGGCGAAAGACCGCCTTCGCTTCCTTGCCGCGCGCCGCGAAAGCCAAATGGATCTCGTAGGTTCGCGGCCCCCGCCACGGGAAGATTGCGAGGTTGGCCCCATCGGTCAGAAACACGTTGAGCGGGTTGGCGATGGCTTCCGAAAGATCGCCGCCCGCCATTTCGCGGATCCACGCGGCGTCCACCGTTCTCCTCACGGAAGCCATATCAGTAAGTCGGCTCGATCCCGCCGTAGCCGGGTGGCCTGGCATATCCGCCGCTGGCGCTCCCGGCCGCCGGAATGGTCACTGCGCCGACCGAATGACGGTTGCCGATCTGCGCAACATCGGCTTCGTCCGTCGAATATTGATAGGTCACCGCCCCACCCGCGCGAGAAGCCTGGTCGTAGAAGATGTAGACGACGGTCGGGTTCACCTGCCCCGTCGCCACGCTCCCCCCGCTCACCGCTACCGTTGTTCCATTCCCGTAAGTGCGGTTGTGGGCCGCGATGGTCACGACGCCGGTTGATGCCGCGCTGATCATCGGCGGCGTGAAATTGGCGACGAAGCTGTTGGCGAGGGCCGAGGCGGACGTGATCGCGACGGCCGCCGTGTTCGCCGTCGTCGCCGCGGCGTTAGCTGCAGTCGCCGCCGTATTCGCCGCGTCAGCTGCGGCCTGCGCCGCCGTGATCGCCGCGACCGCCGAAGCGAGGGCCGTAACTTGTCCCTCGAGCTGCTCGAAAGCCTGCTGCAAATCCCACTGGAATTTCTGGGTCGGGAGCCCGTTTTTGTCCGCAATTGGAACTTGTGCCGAAAGCCGCCCGAGCCGACTCACCGCGACCGCCCCCCGCCTTCCTCGTTGACCGTCACGTCGCTGACGCCGAAATCAACCGGGTCGGTCACCCGCCACTCGAACATCGCGCCAGGCCGGGCAAAGGTGCCGCAGCGCCGCCACTGGACATCGACGCCATACTGCCCCTGCAAGCCAAGGCTTACCGCTCGCCAAGCCGTCCAGGTCGCGCCCTTGTCGCGGGAGGATCGCATTTCGATAGTAGGCGCCGATCCCTGCCCGCTGAGCAGCGGCGTCCGTCCGACGTTGGCCTCGATATTGATGTTATCGACGGTCACCGTCCCGCCCTTGATCGGGAAAGCCCCGGTAAACCTGCGTTCGAACGCTCCCCCGGCATCCTCGCTTCCCGAGAGGGTCCAGAGCGTGCCGTTCTCGTCGTCGCCCAGATAGACGGTCTGGCCCACCATCCAGGCGCACCGGCCCCTGAAATTAGCGCGGCCGAAACTGGCGAACTCGCACCATTGGCCGGTCGCCACGTCGTAGACGAACGTCCCGTCGTCCAGTCTGAGGCAATAGAAGCTGTGGCCCTCGTGGACGAAGCCAAAGGCAGAAATGGTTGCGGAATCCTGTATCCGCTCCTCTATGCCGTGATCGGATATCCGCTGCGGCACGTCGGCGAGACGGTAGACGATGCCGTCATGGCCGGGGAAAAGCAGTGAATTGTCCATTTCGACCACGCAGCCGGTGGAGATCACCCCCTTCCCGAATATGCGCTGCTCGATCCTCACATAAGGCAGGTCGGGATCGGCGGCGTTGGCCCATGGCTCGATCGTCTCGGCGCCGAACAGCCAGAGCGTGTCGTTGAGCACCTTGAGATCGCGAAGGTTGTCCGGCGACGATTCCGCCGAGGCGAAGTCGAGGGCACCCCACGTCCGCCCATCCAGCACCGCCGACCAGTAGAACCGATGCGTCCCCGCCCTCGCCGCGAGGAACAGTCCGTCGTGAAAGGCGATCGCCGTGACATTGGCGCTGTCGGGGAAGGTGACCGCGACCAGGTTGGTGCCGTTGTAGCTGTAGAGCGACCCGCCGGCCGTAACCAGCACCTCGCCCGACCGCCCGGCGAAGGAAACCGGCCCCGACCCTGCAACCGCCCCCAGCGAAGTCCCGGCACGATAGAGCGTCCCGCCTGAGAGGGTAAAGACATCCCCGTCGAACACCCCGTCCATCGAGAACACGCCCTGGACGGGCCCTGCGCCCCGTGTGGCGCTTGAAAGCAGCGCGGGGCGGGAAAGGAGCGTTACCCCTTCCGGCCCTGTCGGCGCCGCCTCCACGAACATGTTGATCAGCTTGAGCTCGGGCAGGCTACCGGCAAGGCGTCGGTAGGCCTGTTTGCCCCAATAGATGGTCGGCATCAGTCCGCGGCTTCGAAATAGTAGCTGTCGGGCCGGTCGCTATCGAGGAACTGCTGGTAAAGCATCTCGGCCTTGGCGAGGTAGCGCGGCGAAAGGGTCGCGCCGAACATCTCCGCGCACTCCACCGCCAGGTTCTTCCAGACCGCCTCCTGCCATTCCTCGGGGATGTCGACCGTCTCGCTCGCGTCGGTGATCGTCTCGGCCTTGCGCGAATAATCGAGCTTGAGCGTCTGGGCGGTTGCCGGGACAGGCCAGAGATACAGCACCGCCGCATCCCTCTGGCGATCGAGATAATAAGCGCTCGGGTTGCCAGCCGTTGTGCGGTTGGGAAGCGAGAAATACTCGGTGCGATTCCATGGCGACAAAGGCCGGTGACTGGTTGCGGAGAGGACGTGACGGACCGCAGAGACATCCCGCACGGCCGCGTTCAGGGTCACCGATGCGGTTCCGCCGATGGTGGTGACGCTAAGCTCGGCGTTGCGGAACAGATTGGCCTTCGCCGACCATGACTTGAGCAGGCCGTTGAAACGGACCAGGCTGTCGTCCAGCTCATCCGCCGTGGGCTCGGCCCCCGACCCGATGACCCTCGCATCCCGAAGCGCGGCAACGATATGCTCGCGCGCCGTCATGCTCCACGCGGTGACGCCGGAGGTGGTCATAGGTCATCGCCCCCCTTGTCGCCCTCTGCCCGGTAAATCGGCGTCGTTTCGGGAGAGGCGCCGGGCACGGGCAGGCCCTCAGGCTTGAGCCGGGGCGCGCGCGTCTCGGGCGGGCGAGGATCCCAACACGGCTTGCAGACCCGCAAGCCCGTCCATTCCCGCCGCAACACCGAGACGCGCACCCTGAAGCCGCACCGCGGACATTCTGCCCACGGAGAGCCGAACGCCGCCATCCGCTTAGGAGACGGCCGCCGAGAATGGCGTGGCTTCGGTTCCGGTCGCCGCGCTGCGGACGTTCACGAACCAGAGGTCGGCCGCGATGTCGATCAACTCAACGTCCGCGCCCTTCAGGCCGCCCGTGGTGGTGCCGTTGAGCGTAATCGTGTCGCTGTCGGCCGCCGTCTCGAAGACGACGCTCGTGTCGCCACCGTCCTGGGCGATGAGGGCTAGGCCGGTCATCGTATCGTCGCCCACCACTGCGATCGTCCCGGCGGACGTAAAGGTGGTTCCGACGATGAAGCGCAGACGCGCGCCGGAGCCGGTTGCCGCCGGCAAGGTCACGGCGATGCCGCCAGCCCGGTTCAGGGTGACGATCTTGCCCTCGTGCGTCGCGATGGTGGCGGTGAGGGTCGCTGCGGTCGCATTGACGATACGGGTTGACACGTCCGCAGCGCGGTTGAGCTCGGCGAACGTCGCGCCTCCGCTGAGGTCATCGAACTCCAGCGTCGAAAAGTTGGAAGTGCCCATGGTCCGGGTCCTCGTTCTGAAAGGGTGTTGCCCGGCCTTTAGGGCGCCGGGCCTTCCCTGCGTCTCTTAAACGCCCGCGTTGGCGTAGATCGCCCGGGGGTCGCCCCAGCCGGCCGAATAGCGCTCAGTCGCCTTGTGCTTGCGATTCTCAGTGTCGAAATCATTGTCCTTTTCGAGGGCAATGGCACGACGCTGGAACGAGATGAGCCCGTTCGGAGCGTTGGTCTGGATGAACCACGCGTCGGCGTCATCCAGGTAGTGGTTGACCACGATCTCCGGCACGAGGCCGAGCGTCTTGAACGCGTTGAGGTCGTTGTTGGCGGTGCCGCTGCGGCCGTCGCTTTCCAGGAGCCTCGTTGCATTGAAGATCTGACCGGGCCCGACGATGAGGCGGACGGCGCGAAGAGCGATCGGAAGACCCGCGCTGTTCTTTGCCGTCGCAACGATCGTCAGGGCATCCTCCAGCGAAGCCTCGCTCAGGTCCGCGGCGGTCAGCAGATTGCTCTGCGTTCCGTTCGCGGTGGGGTGCGAGGCCGACGCCAACGGTTGCCCGTCGCCGCCCGCATAGGAGCTGTTGAAAGCCCGGTTGAGGACATTGGCATGGACGATTTCCTTGGTCGTCCACATCGACCAGGGCAGAGCCGCGGCGTTCGCCTCGGCCACTTCCTGGTACTGGTTGTCCTCCTCGGCTTCACGCGTCATGATATAGCCGAGGCCATAGGTGACGTGCGTGAACACGTTGGTCGGACCCTGACCCGGCGCATCGTAGACGATGCTCGAGCCTTCGGGCTTCACCGCGGCGAGGCCGAGGCCGGTAGCTTCCGCCACCTTCTCGTAAGCCTTGGTGGAACGCCGAACGTCGAAGATCCGCGTGTATTCCTTCGGCAACTTCTCGTAGGTCGTGCCGAAGATAGCCTGAATTCCCGGCCACAGAAGGTCGGGGTGGGTTGCGCGAGTGATGAGCGCCATGACTCAGCTCCCTTCCTTAAATGCCGGCCGAGGCGTTGGCCTCGGTGGACTTGTTGATCTTCACGGCAGCCTTGGCATAGGCGCCGAACTCGTTGCCGGGACGCGGGCTGAGGCCCACGATCTTCAGCGGGAGCGTGGCGGTGGTTGCCTTGGTCGAAGTGTCGAGCATGACGCCGGAGCGCTTGGTGTAAGCGTTTCCGGCAGCGACGATGAAATCGGCGTTGAGGCCGATGTCAGCAGCGGCGAGCTGGCCGCCAACGCCGTCTTCCTGGATTTCGTACAGCGTATCCGGGTCGGTGTTGACCAGGACATAGGCCGCCGTGGAAGCAGCGCGGTAACCCGCCATGTTGGTCGTGCCGTCGGGCATGAAGCCCTGGACAACGCCCGTGATGGCCCCGCCTGCGGTCGCAAGGATCACACCGGCGACGCCGGCTGCATCCGAGGAACCGTTCTTGATGACGGGATCGCCGATATAGAGGGCCGACGCATCCGAGGCGGGGACGTAGAACATCTCCACCCCGCCGTTGTGCGGCTGACTGCCCGCGTCCCGAAGCGGCACGAAGCCCCTCGGGGTGTTGCTATTTGCCATGATAGGCCTCCGTTATTCGATGATTTGGTTGCCCCGTTCGATCTTGTTCGCCTTGTCGGCGTAGAGATTGTCGGGCTGCGAATTGGTCCCCGGGACCTCGCCCTTCAGCATGGCCGCCTCTTTCTCCCGGCGGAGGCCTTCCTTCTTCGCTCTGTCCTCGGCGATGAAGTCCTGGCGCTTGCTGACGAGGTAGGCTTTGGCGGTGGTGACCGGCTTGCGGTCGATGACCACATCGCGAGGCTCGACGCCTTCAACCCTGTCCCAGTCATCGAGGACAGTGAGGTCGTGCACCCGGGAACCAACATCGTTGATCCAGCGGGCCGTCCGTCCTTCCTCGGCTAATTTCTTCTCGACGCTGGCCGGGATCGCGAGCTTGCGTCCCTGTGACCCGTCGATCGTCGCGTCATCGCGACGGCGGCGCTCTGCGCGCACTTGCTCCTGGCGCGTTTCGCGCCCCCTCACATCGGTCATCCGACCTTCCTTTCGACTTCAGCAAAATAGTTCGTGACGTAGGCATCCACGTTCGGGATGACGCCGCGATCGGCCATGTCCTTGGCCGCCGCCTGGGCGGCTGCAGGCATGTCGTGGAAACTCTTCTTGCGTGCGGTCGTCGAAGCGGTCCGGCTAGGTGGCGGAGCCACGCTGGGTGGGGCCTTTGCCGGCGCTGGGAACAGGTCCGGGAAGATATCCCGCATGTCCTTTTCCACTGCGGCGAGCTGACGGGCGGGCGAGAGACCCTGACCCGCGTAATGCTCGGCGCGCGATACCGCGTAGGTCGTCGCTTCCTTGTCCTTGTTGAACCATGCGGCGTGACGCTCGGCGAAGCGCTGTCCCTCGGATGAGGGCGGAGCGGTCGGCCGTGCGGTCTCGATCTGCGCAATCTGGCGGTCGATCTGACGGGCCGCGTTGGCATCGCCAAGCTCGACGGCTTCGGCATATCTGGCTTCGAGTTCCGCTTTCTGGCGCTCGATGGTCTGCTGGACGATCGTCGCCGATGTGCGGCTCATATTTTCGACCGTTTGCTTCATCTCCTTCAGCTCGCGGGAGACGCTGCGCTGAATGTCCCGGCCGGCCTTGATGAACTCGTCGGCGGGCTTCCAGTCGTCGGGGTTGCCGCGGAACTGGTCCTTGGGCGCCCATCCGAGTTCTGTCGCTAGGCTCTCGATCGGGTCCGGTGCCGGTGGATCTCCACCATCGTCAGACGGAGGCGGAGCATTGGGATCGGGAAGGTTCGGGTCCAGTGGGGCGCCGTCATCGACGGGTGCGCCAGCGGCCCCGGCGCCCTGCTGGGCGTCGAGTACGTCGTCAGCCACTAAAGGCCTCCTGTGGATTGCCCGAATGAGCCGGGCGGCTTTATCCCCGCTGTTGGGGAATTTGGGGAACTGCGTTACGCTGTCGTAATGGCTCGACTCACCGTCATGCTCTGCGCGCTTCTTCTCTGGTCCTGTGACCTAGGAGAAGGTGACTCTTACGGGACAGATGCTCGTCTTACCTTTGCAGGCTATGATTGCGTCGATGATTGTTCGGGCCATGAGGCTGGATATGAATGGGCAGAGAGTCAGGGGATTGATGATCCCGAGGACTGCGGCGGAAACAGTGAAAGCTTTATCGAAGGCTGCATCGTCTACGCGCAAGAGCAGGCCGAAGCCTACGCGGCCGATGATTATTGACCCCCTAGCTCAGCCTCGCCCGCATCAGGGCCTCGAGGTCGAGCATGTCCTGGAGGACGGCGGTCGGGCCGAGCACGGCGGCGGCGACGATCGCGCCCTGGAAGAACACGCTGGCGGCCGCGGCCGAGCTCGCGCCAAGCCGGACGCGGGTCATGATCAGGGAGGGCTCCGCCGCAGTCGCGGTGCCGTCCTGAACGCCGTCGAGATAGACGGTGGCGGTAAGGTTGGGCGCGACTGAATCGAAATGCCCGCCGACGGTATGCGCGCCGTCGAACGTGCCGGTGCTCGCCGGAAGGATGCCGACACCCGCCCGCGCGCTCGCCCGGTTGGTGCTGGTCACCGAGGTCCGGCGGAGGGCGCGGTTGGCGGCGCCGTCGCCATAGTCGATCAGCGCCTTGGTTCCCGCGGTCGCGCCCGCCGTGTCGTTGCGCGCCGCGACGATCATCCAGCAATCCGTGGCGCCATCCGGCCAGGCTGAAGGCGCCACCGTGCCGGTCAGGCAATCGTTGGTGCCGTCGAAGACCACGCCGCCCTTGCCGCCGAACAGGGTCGCATCCCAGGCCGGCGGGTTGGTCAGCTCGGCGAAGTCGATCTTGGCTGTTCCATAGGCCGCCGCCCAGCCGGTGACGGTGGCGCCCACGAGGGTGAGATGCTGGGCGGGCGCGGCCGTGGGCAGGAACCAGGCCGCGAACAGCTTGCCAGACGCCTCCTGCGCGGCGAGCAGCGTCGCGAGCGCGTCGGACGCGGGTGCTGCTGCCGCTGAGGGCCTATGCATCGCCACGCCCAAGCCGATCCCGATGAACATCAGTACAGGGCCACGATATTCGAAGCCGTGGTCCCGGTTGCGCGGACGTACTGGGCATACACCGGGATGATCGCGCCCGCAGGCACGCCGACGAACGTCACGTCCGCGCTGCTGCCAACCGCCCGTAGCACGACGCTGCCTGTCGTCCCGACGTAGAGAGCGCGCGCGATCGGGGCCAGCGCGGTGGTGTCGTGCGTGGTTACCGCGAGCGCGTTCCTGGCTGAACTGGTATCGTACATGCTCGTCTCCTATGCCGCTGCGGCGAGCTTGGTTTGCGACGGCTCGACCGCGATCAGATCCTTGTCCTTCACGATCCGGAGCCACTTGCCGTCGCGTTCCGTCAGAACTCCGGCATAGCGCGCGAACAGCACGCGGTTGCCGATCTGGGGGCGATAGGCGCCATCGGGCCACTCGTCGTAGCTGAAGGCCAGCGGGCTCATCGCGACAAGCGTGCCCTCGGTCTCTTCCAGCCGGTTCCGCTCGACCTTCTGGCCGGGGATGATGATTCCGCCCTTGGTCGTCTCCTCGGTCGGATCGAGTTCGACAAACACGTTATATTCGAGCGGGATGAGCTTATCGGTCATAAATCCCTTCATCTCCATTCGTTTCGCAAAGACCCTCGTACGAGGCCTCGGCAATTGCCCTGTACGCATCGGCTCGGGTCCGCAGCTCGGCCAGCAGCAGCGGGTTGCACTGCCCCATCTCCCACGATGCCCGGTCCCAATTGGCCTTGTTCTCGGCCGCGACGTTCTCAAGCGCGGCAAATACCCAGCGGGTGACGCGATCGTCGCGCCAGCGGGCGAAGTCCTCGCCGCTGGGAGCCATCAGGCCGCCCCCATCTGCGCGCCGGTCACGAAGGCGTCACGCGCGAGCTCGAACTTCTTGCGCTCGATATCCAGAACCGTCTCGCCCGTCTTGACCTCGGTCTGCTGCGCTCCAGCCATGTCCTTCGCGGCCTTCGCGATCTTGCCGTGCATCTCGGCCTGCATCGCAGCCTGCGCGGCGGGATCGACCGGCTGCGGCTTTGGAGCGGGGAGAAGCTTGTCGATGTCCTCGATGTCGGCCGCCTCGTAGACCCGGCGCAGCGCCTCGCGTGGGTCGCCACCCACCGAACCGAGCAGCGGGACCGTGCCCATGATGAACTGCCCCCTGGCCATTTTTTGCATTTTCGTGACGTTCGACGGGTCGCTCACCGGGCGAATATCCATATCGGCCGAGTTGAAGTCCGCCTCGAAGTCCGCCTCGGGATCGTCCAACACCTCCAGATAGTCCTTTGCCAGGACCTCGCCGCCGTACTTGCGGACGTTCTCCTTCAGCAGCGTGTATTCGTCCTTCAGGGACCGGAAGGTGCGCTTGGCCGTCGCGTTGAAGACCTGAAGCCCCTGCTCGATCAGCGCCAGCGTCGTGCCCACCTGGCCGTTGTTGCTGGCCTCCCCGGTGATCACGTCCTTCGCCCCCGATATGTCCCTTGCCGCGCCCAGAATGAGATCCAGCACCTGGAACGTCACCGGGCTCACATTCGGCAAGGTCCGCTCAACGATCGCGTTGCGAAGCTGGTCGCCCGGGACATCCACCGTCCGGTACTCGCCCGGCTGCATCCGGATGACGGACCCCCCGCCCCTCGCCTGAAGCCTCACCCCCGACCCGATGAACCCGCCGCCCGCCGTCTGTGCATGACCCGCGTCGAGAAGCTGGTTGATCGAGGAATTGATCACCGAGCCGAGCTGCTTCAGCAGATGACCCAGCCCGATATCGTAGAAGCCGCCCTTGGGATCGGGGAACAGCCCGTACTTGGTGTAGAACTTGCCCCGCTGGATCGACACAACCTCACCGGCGTCGTTGAGCTTCACGTCCTCAGGCCCGAAATTCGCCTCGATCCGCAGCACCTTCTGGGTCATATGATCGACGGTGACGATGTAGGGCTCTTCGAACCCGTCCTCGTCCAGATCCATCAGCCGGTGCTGCTCGAGCAACAGCCGCGGACCCTCGTCGTCCTTCGCCCGCTCGCCCTTGTCGTTCACCGGGAACAGATCGACCTCGATATAATGGCCGGAGCGGATGTGCTCGCTGATCTCGTGCGGGAACACGTCCTCGATCATCTCGGTCAGGCGCGGCGTCGTCTCGCAGGACTTGGCGCCGGGAGGCACGACGATCTTGAGCGCCGAGACCATGGCGGCGGCGGGAAGATGCTTGCCAACATCCCACCACTGCTTGCGGAACGCGCAGCCGACGATCGGGAGCTGCATCAGCAGCGCGTCGGTGTCGCTCTCCCAGTCCTCCATGCGGTAGAACAGCAGCGTGTTGAGATATTCGCTGACCCGCCTTGCCCGCTTCGCCTTCCGTCCAGCTCCGACCAGCTTGGGCTTCATCTCGCCGTTCTCGTCCAGCACGGGGACCAACTGGCCGCCCGGGCCGGGCTCGGCCTCGGGCATCGGCGCCATCTGCCCGTCCTGCCCCTGGATCATCTGAGGCCGGCCATTGTCCTGCCCGATGACCTTGCACAGGACCGCCTCGTCGCCCTTGACCACGGCGGGATACATGCGGGCGTTGAACTGCAGGGCAGCAGTCGTCAGCAGCGGGTACTTGACGTTGGACGCGCCCTTGAACGGATAGTCCTTGGGTGCGCCGTCCGTAATCTGCGCAGCTGCCTCAAGCGCCTCGGTAACCGTGTCTTCCCAGTCCTTGCGGGCCGCCTTGTCCGCCTCGTAATCCTCGACGCATTCGATCCCGATCTTGGCCAGGTGCTCGGCCGTGATCGCGTCGGCGAAGTTGCCTGTCTTGCCAGCGAGGCGCATCAGCTTGTCGCGAGAGGACAACTCAAGCTCCTCGGCAACGCGCTCCATCACGTCGTCAACGTCGGGAAGGGTCGCCATCAGACCTGCGTCCCGTCGTCACCCATGCTCAGAGCCCCATCCCGATCGCGCGGAAAGCCGTGAAACCGGGATCGCCCGCCGCATCGGCCGCAGCGAACTGCTCCGCGGTCGCTGCCTTGCGCTCCTCGTCAGAGCCCGCCGTAGCCGCTTTCAGGGCCGCCTTCTCCTCGGTGGGGGCTTTGCTGCGGACAGGCGCCTTGCGCGCTGTACGGGACTTGGAAGCCGATTTAGCGGGCGTCTTGGCCATGTCGTCTCTCCTGTTATAGGTGCGGGACCGCCGGCCCCCATACGGTGAGCCTTTCCCGCGATATCCTCAGGGCAAAGCCAACGAGGAGCGGCACCCTCCGCGCCTCGCGGGCACGGCGGCTAACGGCGGCTAGGTTCCGGTGGGGAGGCGGCCGAAGCCGCGATCGAACCCGCTGCGCACACGGCACCACCGGCATTCCCGTAACATCCCCGCTCCGCCTGAAACTCAGTAGCCGGTCACCGGATCACGCCGCTGATCCTCGTATTCGTCCTCAGGATCGGCCGCGAAGGCAGCCGGCCATGCGATCGGCAAATCCTCGTCCAGAAACCGCGCCAGCGCGTCGAGCATGTCGTCATGCGCAGCCACCGGGAACGCGAGATATTCCTCGTTGATGAACGCCTTGGTCAGATCGACCGGGACACCCTCGTAATTCGTCTTCATCAGCTTCGGCATCAGGAAGATGCGGCCCTTCTCGAACCACGGGATCAGCCTGCGGATGCGGTCCACCTTGGGCATCGACCCGCCGACCGACGTGATGTCGAAGCGGTAGTTCTCGCGGTCCTGGCGGTCTTTGATGTGCTCGATGTCGGCCATCATGCCGTACTGCTCGTAGGCCACCGCCATCGGCTGCCACTTGCGGTGCCAGTTCATCAACAAGTCCGCCCGCTGGGTCAGCGAGAGGCGATCGCGAACCATGTCGTGGACGTAGACGTTCCTGTCCGCCCCCAGCCCTAGGCACCATGCTGAGGTGTAGTCCGAACTCTTCTTCTTCGCATTGGCCGGATCGACCAGGATGACCAGGTTCTGCCCCCTGCACGGGACAGAGGCGTAGCGCAGCCATTCCTCCTTGAAGCCCTGCGTCTCGTCGGCCTTGGGATCCTGAAGCATCTGGCAGGCGAACACGTAGGGCCCCATGTCCGCGCGCTTCTTGGCCAGCTGGTCGCGGGTCAGGAACACCGGCTCGCCCTCCACCTTGCCGTCAGCGGTCGCCGGGTAGATGCGGGCGGTGGCCGTGCCTCGCTCGATTATGGTCCGGTACGTGTCGTTATAGTGGTAGCGGGTGCCGATGAACCGCCGGGCGCCACCGTGCGAGCCGAGGTTGTAGCTCAGCGCCAGCGCGTCCGTCGTCTTAACCATCATCTCAGGCGTCGAGACCGATTCCTTGGTCACGATGTCGTCGTAGATCAGCAGCGCGAAGTGCTTGCCGGTCGGCTGCCCGTCCACCACGCCCCAGGCCTCTACCGTGGCCTCCTTGGGATTGGAGGACCGCTTGACCACGATCCCCTCGTCCTCGGACCATTTCGGGCTTTCCTTGTGCGGGTTGGCCCAGAGGATATCGGGAAACCACGCCTTCAGCGTCTCGTTGGTCTCGAACTCCTGCTTGATCTGGCGGAGGAACGCCTTGGCGCTCGGCCGCGTGTGGCTGAAGATGCCGACCGTCATCTCAGGGTCCGTCAGAATATCCTGGATCGTCTTGGCGAAGGTGATGACCGTGGACTTGTAATGTTCGCGGGCCCAGAGATCGAGGTGGCCGTCAGGGTTGGCCTGAACCTCTTCGCAGCGGGCCTTGACCCAATCGTTGTCGCAGTCGGGCCGGCGCAGTCCGTGAACCAGCAGCCAGTGAAGGTCAGTTCGGCAACGGTGCCGTGCGTCCCTCACCCTCGCCCTTCGCTCGACCTCGGCCGCCAAGCGCATGGCCTCCAACAAGTCTTGCCGCGGCGGCGGCGAAGCGGGCGGCGAGCTCGTCGTCGCTAAGGTCGTCATAGTCCTGCACCGTGACGTTGAGTTCCTTGGGGATCACGGAAGCGACCACCTTGAGGTACTGATCCGGCTTCTCGGCGCGGACCTCGGCGATGGCAGCGACCCCATGCTCTTCCCAGTCGGCGAGCAAGTCCTCCACGAACTTCTCGCCGAGCTTGTTGCGAGCGCCCTTGGGGCGGCCTGGACTCAGCGGCGGGACGATGAAGCGACCATCCTCCGAGCGCTTTTCCGCGCTTATTAAAGCGTCATCGCGTGGCTTCGGGTCCGTCATAGTCTAGCTGCGGCTTTCCGCGCACGGTCAAGTGCCGCGATGTGGATTCCCGTCGCTGACACGGGCAGTCCGAGCGGTACGCGCTCAAGCATTTTGTCACGGATGCGCGGCCAGAGGCACAGCGTAGCAACGCAATTCCGAAACATCTTCACCACACCCTGACATCGGCGACAATCATCGCGAGCACGACGCAAGCGAGGCCGGCGGCCACCGGGTTGAACCGGACTGCCAGGTCGAACGTGCCGATCACGAACAGCACGAGGGCGATGCCGAGAAGTATGAGGCTCAGGGCCATTTTACCATTCCTCATTGCGGCCGAAGCCGATCGGGTTGGGCAGGCGCATGATGGGCTCGCCAGAGGCCATGGCGCTTAGGAGGCGATCAAACCGTTCATCTGGATTGCTGTGCATTTCCCTGAATCTCCTGCGCCGGGCGAGCCCGCGTAGCGGCCTGTATCTGCTGGGCTAGAGAATCAATCTTATCATTTAGATCAGCCTCACGGCGCTCCCGTTCGACGATCTGAGTCGAAAACGCGCCAGTTGACGATTGACCGCCGCTGAAACGCTCACCGCCAAAGGCCAAAACAGCCAGAATGATTCCCACGATGGCTACTGTGTGAAGTAGCAGGGCACCGTGCCCGGCTTTGTTGTCCAGCTTAGCGGAAATCTCTCGCTCCAGCGCGGTCATTCGGCCGTCCACGCGCTGCTGCAATGATCGTCCTCGATCCAGCCGCCGGCACGTGGGGGAGCATAGCGAGGCATCGGCACCTCCGAATTGAGTTCCCCGCCCGCGAGACAGGGCTGACCGCTGAGCTGCACGATTGAGCTAGTGGGTGCGTTCAGGATAACTGCGGGCGGGGAGTCAGGCGCGGATGGGGAAG